TCTTCTTCATATTCTTCCGCTAATTCGATGATATAATCATCGTTTACGTTTTCGCAAAAGAAGTCGAACACAACGCTATTACGGAATGATTGCGGGTTTCCATAACCGTCGAATGTAAACCAGTCATCAGACGGATTAAATTCGCCGTATACTACACCACTTGCCAATTCCATAGGCGTAAAGTTTGACATAACTTCATCAAATTCATACATGCTATAGACTACAGAGTCCATATCATTGCAGTATTCACAATACTCATTATATTCTGTAATGAGTTCATCATCCGATAAATTGTCAATTAAAATATCCTTGGCTTGTTCTATTGTCATCATAATTATACACACCTTTCCTATATACAATGAGTTTCCGTAACCATTCCAGTTCCCTTCTATACAAGATTGTTTAATTCTGCATTATCCAATTCGACAATGGTATCATAAGCCACTGAATGGTCATTTTTAAAGATATTTAAATATTTGCTTGTGGTATTGCTATAGTACGCCTTATCGACGTATAGAGTCCGTTCCTTGATTACGGCTATAACCGTACTGTAACTTTGGAACACAATATAACCGTTCCCGTAAATCTCAAATTGATTTGCTACTTTGTTCCCTTTTCGGGAAACCATGTTTTGTACTTGCATGATTTGCCTACCTTTCTCCGCATTTTTGCGGATTTACCTTTTTTGTTTGGCGGGCTATTGCCGCCTTTGTGTTTATCTTAACAAACTTTTAAACCTTGTCAAGCACTTTTTTAAACTTTTTTAAAAAGTTTTTTCGGCTGTTGTTGCCGCTTGTCTTGACACTTACAATCATATCAGATTGTTTTGATGTTGTCAAGGGATATTTTTAAGATTTTTTTTAAATCTTTTCGGCGGCTGTTGTGCCGTCTTGCAATCCCTTGATGATGTAATCATACTACCGTTTCAATACCTTGTCAATGGTATACTTTTTCTTAATTAGTATACACTATTTACGGCTGCAAACTGATAGGTATCTAATATATATATATAACTCATTGTATATATAGTACAGAAAAGTCAAAAGGACAAAAAATAGAAAACTGTAAACCTCCAGTATAGCATAATTTTATACCACTTGTCAATATAAAATTTTAGCCGCTCCGAATGGTATTGTACCTAAAAAAATAAAAACGCCTTAAAAACGAAAATAGAGCGGTTTTTGGGCATTTTAGAAATAGGCAAGGCGGGGAAAAAGTCTAATCAATATTCCTTCCTTCTTATTCTCTTATATGTAGTAATAGTAGTAATCAATAAATAATAAGTATTAGTAAATAATATGTATCCATAAGTAATCATTTTCCATTTATAATCATTTTCCGTTATTAAGCAGCCATGCCAATACTCTACAAATAACGTTTACTAATCAATAACCATTATCCAGTAAAAACCTTTTTTAATCAATGACTACTCTCTACAGATAAAGAATATCAAAAAATAACATTTTTCCATAAAAAACACTTCTCCAGGGATAACGCCTATCAACAGATAATTCTTACTAATTAATAACAATTACTAATGAAAACAATTCTCAAAACCCAAGGCAGGAATAAACATGATAATGATAATCAAAATCAATATGTTGTATGCAGGTCTGAAAAATCACGGGTTTAGACTTTTACAAAATACTAGATATTGATTCTCATTCTCAAAATCGTTCCTGGGCAAAAAAAAAGAAGGCGAAAGCCTTCTTTTTTATCTTAGTCCCGCTCTATGCCAAGAGCTCGGCATAATCTGAACAACTCGTTGAAAGACAAATGTCTTTCAATGAAATATCGTACTGAGTCCACGGGAACACTTATCATATTCCCGTTCCTGTCTATTATGTAATACCTTTCACCTGCAGAAAAATATCCGCTTGATGACATTCGGCAAATTTCTGTAGGGCTTTTGCCTTCTAGATATATATCTATGTTGCAAGTAAAATAAATACGGTCGTTTTCACCGTTTCCATAAATTTCATGATTAATACTATCAACGATAGTATTATATTCGGATACGATTGTATCCGTGTCAATCAAAGATAAATAAATATTCATTTCCGAGAAGCTGTATTTTTTCATTTTTATGCCTCCGTCTTCACAAATTCCACTACATTCTGCACCATTTTCGTAATATCTCCGTTCACAAAAAGGGAATTTTTATCCCTTTTTGTCGCTCCGAACAACTCAAAGGCGGTTATAGTACCGTTTGTAAAATCTTTGTTCCATGTGTAAATCACGCGGAATTTAATCGGGTTTCTTTTTAGTCCTCTTAGTTCGCCAACAATAGGCATGTTTTGCCTATTAAAATACGGCCTTTCGGGTTTAGCACTCATGCTAAACCCGCCCGAACGTTCGGAACGTGCTGAACGATAACGGCAATCCTGTTTCCAGTTAGTTTTGTTTACATAATTTTCGTTTGCAAATTCAAACATAATTTTCTCCGCTTCTCCGCTTTGCAGCGGTAAAAAAATAATAAACTGGTGTACTTGCCTATATTTATTTGTCAAAGAACGGAACGGGTAAGGCAATCCGCTTGGCGGCTGTTCTCCGTTCGTGCCCACATTATAACACACCGCCCAAATGCAGCACACCGCCCGGGGGTGTACCCCTTCGCCTTTGTCGGTACCTTCTCGCCCGGCTGAAAATAGGGAAGTTAATACACAAATGTAAGACCTATTTTTTAGTAAAAAACATGTAATTTTTAGTAAAAATAATAAAATGAAAAATTTTTTAGTAATTTTAAAAATAAAACTATACCAAAATGGTAGAATTACATATGAATGGATACTCATAGGTTAAGTTAAGAAACAAAACAGGGGTAGGGCTTCTCAAATACGGGTACTAAAATGTAAAAAAAACGTACTCTCAGTAAGGTTTTTAAAAATGAAAAAACAAGCAGGTATAAAGTGTTAGGAAAGTAATTAAAAGAAGAAAAAATGGACTGGGAAGGGGTAAAAATGAAATTTTGAAGGAATTACTTCACACACTTTGTGGGTTTTCTACGAATATAGTAGAAGTATAAAATTACTATTTTGTACTGTTGAACATCTTTGATGTTCTAAGGGAGTGTGATATATGGATAATAGGGAAGTATTACAGAAGATGTTTAATGACGCTAAGGAAGATTTGATGATTTTCCGGCGAGTGTTTTTACCTGTAGAACATGAAGTAAGAACTCCCTCTTTTCACGAAGAGTGGGGGAAGATACTATTACATGGTAAACACCATTATGCCATAGAGGGTTTCCGTAGTTCCGGTAAGACGGGGGTAGTCCTTAGAGCCTTTCCCTTTTACTGTTTGACCTTTCCTAGGAAAGAATGTAGATATGTAGTATTTATTATGGCTAACCAAAGACTGGCTTCTAAGAGATTGAAGGAAATAGAAGAGGAATGGCTGCATAATGAATTGTTATCTATGAACTTGGTTAGGGTGGTAGAACAGTCTGAAAAAGGGTTTGAAGTCATTGTTAAGAATGATGAAGGGGTAGAACAATGGGTACGATTTGAAGCCTATGGTAAAGGTTCTTCTGTCCGTGGCTTGAACGTACATGACCATAGACCGGATATTATATTAATTGATGACCCCCAAGATACGGAAGATAGTAAGTCTGATACGGTGCAGGCGAGTGACTGGGAATGGTTCTTATCTGATATTAAGTTCTTGGGTAAAGATTCTCGTATCTTTATGATTGGAAATAACCTTGGCGAAAAGTGTTTAATAGAACGGGTAATTGAAAATCAGAAGGACTTAGGGTTCTTGGGAGTGCGTATGCCTATCCTTGATATGGAAGGTAATAGCGTATGGCAGGAAATGTTTCCTAAAGAAGAAATTGAAGCAGAAAGAGAAGCCTTTCGTCGTATAGGTAAACTGGATATATGGGAAAGGGAGAAGATGTGTATTGCTATTTCCCCCGAAACCCAGTTGTTCCGTAAAGAATACTTTAAATACTACAAGCCGGAAGAATTAGATATAAAGAATATGAATATCTTTACTACTGTAGACCTTGCCATTTCTGAAAAGGAAACTGCCGATTATACTGTAGTATGTACTATTGGTGTCAATGAAGAAGGTCACTGGTTTATCTTAGATATTAATTATGCCAGACAAGACCCTAGTAAGACGATGGACGCTATTTTCGACGCTGTTATCAGGTATCGTCCTATCTATGTAGGAATGGAAAAGGTAGCTTATCAAGCTGCCCTGCAGCACTTTATTGAAAAAGAAATGCCGAAAAGAAATGTATGGTTTACCGTTAAAGACCTAGAAGCTAAAGAAAAGAAGGAAATGCGTATACAAGCGATACAACCTCGGTTTAAAGCAGGGACCATATGGTTTCCTATGGGAGCGTCTTTCTTAGGAGAACTGGAAGGGGAATTGTTAGCCTTTCCTAAATCTCTACACGACGATTTGATTGACGCTTTAGCTTATCAAGAACAGATTTCTTTCGTACCTGTAGCTGCTTATAATAAGATTTCTGACTACGATATCCCCGTAGCAGGGGCTATATAACTTGACTTTTTATGAAAAGTGTGTTATTCTAATACTGGGAGTTGCGAAACCTTCACAAAATGGCGGTAACAACCCCAACCAACTGAATATAGTTCAATTTGGTAGAACGCTACGTTTGGGGCGTAGAGGTTGTAGGTTCAAATCCTACTATTCAGACCATGGAGAATGTAAGGTAATTCCTTATGTTCTCCCTTTTTAATACAAGAAAAGGAGGCAAATATGCCAAGCGAAGAGTCAACTATTGTAGAAGAAACCATGTCGATAGGCGTGAATGCTAAACCCGGTTTGTTACCATTTATCTCCGGTGGCTTTGGCTTTCTTTTCAATATTAATAGAATTACTTCTATTATTCCTTATAAGGGCATGGTGGCAAAGAGATTGTATGCCAGTCGTCGTAAAAAGGGTATGACCCTCGACTGTACCAGAGGTAGAAAAATAGCCTCTCTCATCGTGTTTGACACTGGAGAAATTGCTCTCTCTTCACTGTCACCTGTAACCTTAGCTAAATCTCAAATGTAAGGGGGTGAATACTTGAGTTTTACTAGAATGGAGGACCCTACTCCTCAAGATTTGAATGATTCTTTAGTAAGCGTTATCAAGGCAGATATTGCAGACGCACAAAGTTATCATGATTCTGTTATTGACCCGGCGGTAAAACGTCGTTATGAAATTTACTATGCAGATAAAGATTACTACACGAAGAAATTTCCTCAGTTGTCCAAGTATTCGTCGATTGTTTCAACGGACGTTACAGACACTATTGAGTGGGCTTTACCTTCTCTTATTAAAGTGTTTACTGGCGGCGATGAAGTAGTTACAGTACAAGGCGTTTCAGAAGAAGATGACAAGAACGCCGAAATCATGCAGAAGTTACTGGTATACCAGTTGCAAAGACAGAACCGGTTCTTCCCCGTTTTGTACAACTGGATGAAAGACGCTCTGATTACTGGCATGGGTATCGTAAAATGCTACTGGGAACGCAAAGAGGACGTACAAGTCCTAGAGCAGACGATGAATTATCGTGCCTTACAGGATTTGCAGCAGCAAAAAGTGCAAATTCTTTCCGTGAGTGACCCTGATGAGTATGGTTTATTCGTAGTACAATATTCTACACCCTACTATGTAAAGAACTCTCCGGTTATTGAAAACGTCCTTTCTTCCGAATTACTTTATAGTTCCGACGCTAAAACGTTGGAAGACGCTAATTTTGTAGCACATAAAAAGAAAGTTACGTTATCTTACCTTAGAGAACGACAGCAGCAAGGGGTTTATGCTAACGTAGATAAAATAACGGTAAAAAACTCCGCCAACGCCAATATTTTTGGCAATGATGACCAAGTTGAGGACGTAATTGGGGATAAATACCAACGATTCACTCCCGAACAAGAAGAAGCAAGGACGGAAGTGTACCTCTATGAATGTTATACAAAACTGGACTGGAACGGTGATGGTATACTAGAGGACCTTATTGTTACCATTGTAGACGATACAGTGCTACGTGTAGAACAAAACTATATGGGTAGACACCCATTCTTTGATATATCTCCTACTCGTGACCCTCATCGCATTTGGACTAAACGTTCTTATGCTGATTTAATTGGTGAGTTGCAGGACTTAAAGGTAGCTTTAACACGGCAGATTGTACATAACATTGCTCTTACGAATGACCCTAAGATGATTTTATCAGAGGACGCTATCAATATTGATGACTTTATCAAGGGGCGTGCCGTTATTCGTAAAAAGGCTAATCATTCTATGAGTGATGTGGCTATGTCTATGCCCGTCAACCAATTATCTCCGTATTCCTATCAAATGTTGGAATACATTGAAACTCAAAAGGAAAATAGAACCGGTATTACCCGTTACAACCAAGGGCTTGATTCAAGGTCATTAAACAAAACGGCAAGCGGTATCCAAGCTATTTTGGGGCAGTCGACACAGCGTCTTGAACTCATTGCTAGAATGTTTGCAGAAACAGGAATATATGAAATGTTGCGGTTCCTGATTGGTTTAAACCAAAAATTCATAGACCAAGACACGGTTATTCGCCTTACGAATACACAGCTTAGTATTAGTCCTGATGACCTTCAAGGGAATTTCGACTTAGTTGTTAATGCCGGTATTAGCATTGCTACCAAAGAAAGCACTCAGATGATGTTACAGCAGATTCTGACCGCTTTAATGCAGACAAATGCTGCCGGTATGCAGGTCGTAACACCGGAAAATATTTATAACCTCTTTAAGAAATGGATTGAAGCCGCAGGCTTTAAGAATTATGCGGATTATATTACAGACCCGTCCATTATTCAACAAAGAGCCATCTTAGAAACACAAATGAAACAACAGGTTTTGGCAACGTTACCGCCGGAAGTTATGCAAACGTACATGTCAACGGGTGTTATTCCTCCGGAATACTTATTGCAGTTGCCGCCTAGTATTCAAGCATTGTTTGGAGGGATAACAGATAGACAAAACGGATTTGCAGTACAAACAACGGCTCCTAACGGCTATGGACAAAGCGGAACAAGTCAAATTGGTTTATCCTCTGATTCAGGAGTGGTTGGAGGATTATCAAGGGGGGATAATAGAGTACCTCAAAACGTGCCAAGAGAACAAGGTAATGGAGTTCCGCAATCAGTTGGTGGCATCGGAGGCTTTTAACGACTGGTTAATGGCTAAAATCCAAGACGGAAAATTGGCAGAATACGAATTAAACGAGGGTGTAAGTCCTCTTGATTAAAGGAGTGAGTTACTAAGTGGAAATAAACTGGAAAGACCCTAACGCCACATGGAGTTACACTTCTCCATATGCTAAGTTAGGGCAAAATTTGAGTATGCTTCAAGCACCGGCTGACGCAGCACCGCCTAAACAGGTGACTACAGGAGAAGAACAGAAGGCAAACCTTGATTCTAATCCTACAGTAGCCAAAGCCCAGCAGCAGAGCAACGAGGAAGCTCAAAAAGAACTTATGCGTGTAGCCGGTATGAGGGCTATGGGGATTGACCCTAATGACCCTTCGGGTCTTAGAGGAAAAACAGGAACTTTCCCTGACCCCTCTCAACTTAATTATGGGTTAGGACAGGGAGTTCTCCCTCGTAATGCAGAAGCTATTGACGATTATTACGATGGCTTACAGCAGGCTAGAGAAAAAGATGACGCTCATGTGTTGTCTGATGGATTTAATCAACGTATTTATAAGATTTTACATGGTGATAACGCTCCTATTCCTGAATTGGCTAGTTACCTTGCACAGACAGCGGCACAAAAACAGCAGACACGTGACCTTGGTGACGGGTCCAAGCTGATGAACCCTTCTGACGAGGGCATGAACCACGAATGGGATACGGAAAAACTGAAAAAGGCTTATGGATTCACTGATGATGAAGCTAATGCTTTTAAAAATCAACGTTTTAACTGGCGTGCTTACAACGCTTTGGTAAATGACGGCATTATTCGTCCTACAGAAGCGGCTCGCCAGTATCAAGCCTACTTAGATAATCAGTAAAAACATTAAAATTCACCAACCCGTAAGGGAGTGAAAGGAGAAAACATGGAAGAAAACAAATTGAACTTTGATTTACAGTTATTCGCAGAAGGGGACGCTCCGGCAGAACCTACTGCTGATAATACAGTCGGCGTGGAACAACTCTTGGAAGACTCCACGGAAGCCGATACTACGCCTGAACAGGCAAATGATAACTATGATTGGAAAATTGACGAAAACGGTAACGTTACTTTTAGTGACAACATGTTTGCAGACCAGAACATGTACTCTCCTGACGGAGAACAAACAGAAAAGGTTGAAGAACAGGAAGAAACTAAAGGCGAACCTCAGGAACCCAATCCTGACTTACCGCCTAAGCCTGAATTTTACGACGTAGTTATCAACGGGGAACCGCAGAAAGTTACATTGGAACAGTTGCGGCAAGGGTATATGTTGCAGTCTGACTACACACGAAAGACTCAACAGTTAGCGGAAGAACGACGTGCTTTTGAAGCTGCTAAAGGACAATTTGCACAGCAAAACCCTCAAATGCAGCAGCAACAGCAGCCCGTTCAAGAAACCAAACCCAACCCTAAGGAATACTATGAACAACTCTCTAATTATGCCATCGGTCGTGTTAAACAAAATCTAGGAGAAGATTTTGATGAGTATAATCCGATACACCAAGCCGCTCTTGCAGACGAAATTGCGACTGTCAAGGCGGAAATGTATCAGAGAAACCAAGCACAACTCGGTATGCAGAGGGTTCAACAGAAGTATTCGCAAGACCCTAACTATAGGGAAATTGACAATTTAGCCACTCAGTTGTTGCAACAGTTGCCTTATAAGCAAGCTGTACAGATTCAAGAGGCGTTGAGAAATAACAACGCAGATATTATTGATGAATATATGGGTGCCGTCCGTGACCAGTATTACCGTAGTCGTGGCTATATCCCTGAAAGCGAAGCTAAGGCACAACAGCAACAGCAGCAAGCAGTTCAATCTACACCGAAGGTAGTCCCACAGAAAGTGGCTCCTCCGCATGTAGAGTCTACGAGTGCGGCAAATGACCGTCCTCAAAGTGAAGTAAAAATTGATTATTCAAAATTAGGTCGTTTGAGTATGGACCAGCAGGCAATGATTGCGTCCAAACTCTTAAACGTTTAGGAGGAATTTAGTTAAATGGCAACGTTAGACAAAGTAGTTCGTTCCGCAGAGGTAGTTGGCTCTGTACAGGATATTACGGATTTCGTCACCGCTCTTAACCCTGACGAAACTTTTTACTTGAACCGTTTCGGTAAAACAAGTGTTACTAACACAAAACACGAATGGCTGAACGATGGCTTGCGTCCGGCAATGGACAACGCTACGCTTGAAGCCGTTGAATTTGATGTACAGAAGGCTCGTCCTCGTACTCGTGGTTTGAACTACGTTCAACAGTTGATGGCAGGCTACTCCGTTTCGGATACGACTCAGGCTATTAAGAAATACGGTGTTCGTGACGAAATGGCGTACCAGATGGTAAAAGCCGGCAAAGAATTTGCTCGTGACTTGGAATATGCCATCGTAAACCAGAAAGAAGCTAAGGCGGAAGATTCCACTCCAGCTCGTTTCGGTGGTATCGGCTACTTCTTGGAAGCTAGTATGCCGGTAGCGGCTATTGACGCAACGGGTAAATGCACCGTTACAGGTCATGGCTTATTCAACGGTGACCCCGTTATCTTTGCGGCGGCTCATACGGGTGGTGCTTTGGATAGCAACTACAAACCGAACACTCCGTACTATGTACATGTAGTTGATAACAACAACTTCACGGTACACTCTACGCCACAGGAAGCACAGGCAGGGGCTACGGCTACGGTTATTAAACCTTCGGCTGCTGTTACAGCCGGTAAGATGGTTTGCAGTAACCAGAACTTGGTAGACGCTAACGCTGTATCCGGTGCTAATGCAGGTAAGCTTACGTTCGACCTCTTGAACGACGCTATGCAGTTGGCATGGAAACGTGGCGGTAAGATTGACTCCATCGTTTGCTCGCCGAAAAACAAACGTGTCATCTCCGGCTTTACGCAGGGCGTACAGAAAACACGTGAACAGTCCAAGAAAGAATTGGTTGAAGTCATTGACGTAAACTGTTTCGATTGCGTCGCTGCCTAGTGATAGGCAGATAAATTAAGTCTGCTCAAACGGGGAAGCCCCACTGGGTAATGCCAAGGGTAATCCCGTCGGGTATGTGGCGTAAGCCAACAGCTCGCTATCGACTAACATTACTTCTATGTTTGGATTTTTCTAAATAACGAAGGAGTTGTATGGTATTTGGTTAAAGCAAAAAATGTTTCTGTAGATTATGAATACCATAATGCAGACAACCTAGATTTCCACAAGCCATCTGATACAGATTTAGCTTGGCTTGCCGGAATTATTGACGGTGAAGGAAGTATTACCTTTCAGGTATCTAAACGTAAAACAGGCAACTTGGTTATCGTTCCTTTTATTAGTATTACAAACACCGACGAAGGAATTATCCAAAGAATAATGAATATTTTGGATAGTATAGGAGTCGGATTCAAAGCAAGTTGGATAATTGATAAAAATCACCCAAAGTATTTAAAAAGATGTAATATTAGGATTGACCGATACGCCAGAGTGAAAGGCTTTATTCCTATGATTTATCCTTATCTCAGTTCGGTAAAAAAACATAATGCCGAAGTGGTTCTTGATTTTATCAAAAATCGTGAAGAGAACTTGTTTACTAGAGATAAGAAAGGAAGGATTGTACGGAATAAATACCCTAAAGCCTTGGTTGAAGAAATTTCATCTGTCAGGAAACACGTAAAGGCGATGCCTCTCGAAGAGATGTTGAAGGCTCCTAACGTGTGCTAGGTTAAGGGATAGTCAGTTCCCGTAGTAATACGGGTTTTTGACCGAAGGTTACGGCTCGAAACAGACTTCGGTCGTGTTGATGTAACACCTCACCGCATGTATGCCGATGATGTTGTAGACCTGATGGAATACCAGTATTGGAAGTTGGGTTACCTCATTCCGATTCACACGGAAAACCCTCCTCGTACCGGTACTTTCAATCAGAAAGTTATCACGGGTTCTGCTACGGTAGAATGTACGGCTCCGATTGCTTCTGCACGTATCAAAGGTATCAAGAAATAATAAAGAGAAGAGGGGCTTAACGCCCCTCTCTTTTTTTTTACTTAAAGGTGGTGAATAGCTTGAATAAAGCCGATGTTGAAATTAATAAAAAGACGGGTGAGTTTAAAGTTACTCACAGTTGGGACGAAGCACAAGTCATCAAAGAGTGTATGGAAATGCGTAACGATGGTACAACGGGCATGATTCACGGCGGCAAGGCTCGTAGACTGGCTCGCATTCCTAGAATGTACTTCTATACCGACCCTTATTTGAAGAACTACATGGCAGCTAGGGGTAAAGATGAAAATGAAGCTAAAAAATCTTTAGACGCTTTCTTGTGGCGGCACCCTGAGTTTAGGACTTCTAATCCCGGCGGAAAGGCGGCTATGCAGTGATAAGAGTACAAGAAGTAGCTACAGCCATTCTATTTAACTTGGGGGAGATGTATTCTCGTAAACACTCAGACCCAGAGTTGATAGAAAGTATTAATACCATTCTCCGCTACCTCAACGTAGCCTTAGTAAACCGTGACTCTAATTGGATTGTGAAAGAGAAGGAAGTTACTCCTAAGAACGGTAAGGCAATCTTACCTAGCGACTTTATCCGCACTAAGGACTATCTTGTAAAAGATGGAACGGAACAAAAGACATACGATGGTAAGTATCGTATTGTAAGAAATACGTTATACATTGACGAGCCGGGGATTATTGAATACTATTACACTATCGCCCCTGTAGCCACAATGGAAGATGAAATAGATTTACCAAGCATTTTTGCACAATTATTGATTCGTTTCGGTACGGGACTCATTAAGGGTGACTTGGGGAAAAACCAGTTAGACAGTATGCTTTCTCATGAACTCGATAATCTTTCTCAAAGTGATAATTACCCCGTTATCGAGCGACCTATGGAATTTTATGTGTAGGTGGTGCTTATGACTGTAAAAGAATTGTTAGTAAGAGTTAGACAGCGGCTGGGAGATATGCAGAAATTAACATTCTCCGATGAAGAGTTGCTGTTTAATTTAAATAATGCAATGGACGAATTGTGCATTAGTATGTCCACCTCGTATGACCCTGAAATAATCAAAACGATTACTCTTACTACTAACGGGTTTACTATGCCGGAAGATTTCATAGCATGGCAAGGGCAGTACGCCTTAAACTATCTTGAAAATGAAGATGGAAGCGTTCATGTATATCCGTTAGATAGCGAGTGGGACGGGAATAACGACGTGCTTAGATACTTTGCCACTAAACCTCACTTTACTAGTATGAACGACAAGATACCGTTTAGAACTCAGGTCCATTGCAATAGATTGATTATGGAAACAATTTCATTAATTAAGGGAAAGGGCGGTGGAAACACTGACAGCCAAGGAACTGCTCAAACAGACGGCGGTGAAGGAGCGTCTTAGTGATAGTCTTGATAGTGGGTATACCACAGAAGAGATGATAGCTTATTTAAACGACGCTTTGGATTTTGTGTGGCACGTTCTCTTACGTAACGGCTATTATGAGTGTGTTGGTGACTTGACACTCACGCAAGAAGAAACTCCACTGCCTGATGATTATTATAAATCTACAAACCAAGCCCCCGTGTACGTAAAGGGGAATAAGCTTGTTTGTTATGGTACATTGCCTTACACTTACCGTTACTACAAGGAAATGCGTTTTGTGAAAACGGAAAACGATGAGTTACCCCTCACGAACGATGGACTGTTAGATATTGTGACTCAGATACTCATTATCATGGCAATGTCTAATCATGGTTTTGATATGCAGATGGAGTCCGACTTTGTACAAGCCATTACTAACTTATTGTAGGTGACACTATGGCAAACGAAACGATTGACAAAAAGATAGAAAAGGCTAAAGATTTACCTTCTACGGTGCAGGGCAACGGGCAAAACTTCATCTACTTGTTAAAGAAATATTTAGAACAATTAACCAAGGAAGTTAATGATAAGTTTGTAGAGGTGTCTAAGTTTTACAATGCTATTATAGACGCTCCTACTGAAATAAAGGAACAACTTAGAGATTTAAGAGTTAAGGAGCGACGGGTAGGCACTAAAATTTCATTAGAACTTACTTGGAACTCGAATAAAGTGAAGAACTATTCAGGGGCTAACATTTATGTATACGAAACGAAAATGCGTCCGGGAATTGATTGGAGTACCGTTGAACTTTCAAGAACTATTTCTACACCGCTTCTTTCTAGTTATGTGTTAGAGAATGTAGCCGCCGGATTTGCCTATCGTATTGTAGTACAAGGTAAAAACTCCTTTGGTTCTGTATCTGAAAAAGACAAGGCTCCCACCTTAACCTATGAAGTTTCTAACGTAGATAACGTACCTCTTTCTCCCGTTGACTTTACTTGTTACATAAACAAGGACGGAGTATTATGGAAATGGCAGCAGCCCGTAGGTGCAGATACCTATATTTCAGAATTACGTACCGACCAGAACCCTTCAAGTACGGTAGGGCTTTTGGAACTCACTCAGTTAGAGCAATCTACAGTATCTCCGCCTACTAGAGAAGGCGTAGCTTATCTTTATAACAAAGGGTATGGTAGTAGGTATTCAGAACCCGTTAGTGTATCGTGGTCTAAACCCGTACCGTTAAAACCGCAGAACTTTAGGGTTACTTCTATTTTCCAAGGGTTAAGGGTAGAGTACGCTAGGATACCACAGGACTGTCAAGGCATTTGTATTTCTATTAATGGAGAACTTCATAGAACGGGAGATGAAGCGTACACTTATAATTGCTCTACCGGTACGTATAAAGTTAAGGTAGCTTACTATGATTCTTTTGGCGAAGGAACGTGGACAGATGAAGTTACAATCAGTACGGCTGAAAAAATTCCTCCAAACGCTGTACACATTACGAGTCAAACTGTTTTTGACAATGGTGTTATTGTTTCTAATTATATTGGGAACGAGGCTGTAGTAGGAACAAAAATAGCCGGAGGTGCTATTACTACAGATAAATTATCTGCTAACGCTGTTACAGCTAACAATATAGCTTCTAATGCTATTAGAACGGAACATATGCAAGCAGGAAGTATCAATGGAGATAGAATAAAGACAGGTACGCTGAACGCAGATACGATTAAAGCCGGTACTATAACCTCACAGCAAATAGCTACGGGTGCTATTATCGGCTCAAGTATTGCCGCCGGCACTATTACTTCTGACAATATTAAAACGGGTAGTATAACAGGTGATAGAATTGCCGCCTATAGCATTAAAGCAAACAATTTACAAGTTGACGCTCTTTCCTCTATTACTGCTAAGATAGGAACGTTAAGAACGGCAGATACAGGGGCAAGAACAGAAATACATGATAACCTCATTGAAGTGTACGATAAAAATAATGTACTGCGTGTAAGAATGGGGGTATGGGAGTGATAAATTTCTTGAAAAAGCTATGGAAGAAAATCAAGAAAATTTTTAAACGAGGTGATGACGTGCCGCAAGGATTACAAGTCTTTGACGAAAAGGGGAAAGTTGTAGTGGATATAACTGACCGAATTACAAAAATGACGGGAATGAAAGTGTTCTCTACTGTAGAGGATTTTGAAACGACTATTCCTATCACGGGGAATGAAGTTTGTTGGGTTTCCGCTTGTCAGAATGGGTCTGATACTTCTAAATTGACTAATAATTGGATAAGAACACCATTTGAACTTAATTTGATAGGAAACACATTGAAGGTTACAGCTAACCCTCAACTACACGGTAAACCTTGTGCATACATTGTCTTTTGGGGGGTATGCTAATGAGATATTTGGAAGTAAAAAACGACGAAAACATTACTTCAATTAACGATACGGACACATGCTTGTACTTGAAACACAAAGTTAAAGTAACAAACATGTTTGGTTTAAAAGAGGGAGAATACGAGAAATACATAGCTACCATAAACTCAGGCAAGGCGTGTGCTTTGGACAATGGGCCGCAGAACACTCGTAATGACCCTTATGGGTATTACGTAAATATTACTATACCCGTTCTTGATAGAGAAGAAGGAGAAGCGTACTTGTATGCAATATCCTCTAAAGAAAAAACTTTTTCTCTTAAAATACTTGAAGGCACTAATAAGAATAACTTTGTGGTTATATTTAGGATATATTATGAACATGGTACAGATGTACAAAAACTGTTAGAGCAACTTACATTTTATGTCTACTCTAGCAAAGTTCCCAAGACTGGCAATTTAGGTATGCAGGTTTTTGACTCTAACAAGAATATTGTTTTTAATAGTAATAAGTATTATCTGCGTATTATTGATACAGTAAACAGAATGTACCATGCCGGAGTTGAATATAAAAAGGAAGAATTTGCAGTTCCTAAACGACAATACAATACAGAACTAATTGGTTGTACGCTTATACGTTCAACGCCTATACATGGGAATATAACCATTTTCCAAGCTATCAGATTAGACGAAAAATCTATTGAAGTTACCGTAGAGAAGTATGAAAGGGGTATGGGTACGTTTAATGTAAACAACTATCTCAACCTTTTTGTTTGTGATTTAAGTAATACACAAGATTTTCCCGTAGATGTGAATGGACACATTTAAGGAGGTTATATGGCAAAACCAAAATTAAATACTGCCGTCAAAGACCTTACTATTAATCAAGGTGACGATTTTCGTTTTCAATTAAAGATAAAAAATCACGATAACTCGCCTGTAAACATTACCGGTTACCAATACCAGTGTAAGGTAAGGAGAACGGCAGAAGATGACGAGGTTATTATTGCCGCAGAAGTAGAGATTATAGACGCTACTGGCGGCGTTGTAGAATTTCATTTTAAAGACGAGGACACTTCTCAAATAGATACTGACGGAGATACGTATGCTACGACGAATACTTATACGTATGACGTATTGCAAAAGACTCCGGAAGGAGAAGCTACTCGTTTATTAAATGGGGCTTTGTATGTAAGCCCCGGTATTTCTTGGCATTAGGAGGTAACTATGGACACAATCGAAGTTATTTTGAAAGACCCTATCAAACTCGAATTGGGATTAGGGTTAAAAGGAAGTCAGGGTGTTAAGGGAGATAAAGGTGACGCAGGTCCTCAGGGTCCGCAAGGCGTTCAAGGACCGCAAGGGGTTCAGGGGTTATCTGCTTATCAAGTAGCTGTCAACAATGGTTATACTGGTAGCGAAAGTGAATGGGTAGAAAGTTTAAAAAGTGGTGGCAAAGTTCCCAACGCTTACTCCTCTTTATTTATGAAAGGCATTATCCCAACTTCTGAAAAGATAGATGATGTATTGAGTTCTATCATTAGTGATATTTATGGTGATAGACACGCAGAACATTATACTCAGTTATCTTTGGTAAGAGAACCTTCGGTAGGTGATACGACTATCGCCCTTGCCGGTAATCCTCATTATAGAGTAAAAAGTAATGAAGGATATGGTTTCCAAGATATTGATGAAGAAGGGAATCTCGCCTTTGCTATCAATCCGCCTTATAACAAGCGTGGCTTAGAATTTACTTATTGTTATCCTGACGGTACTGAAATCGGAGTTGAAGTTACAATAGAAGCTAAGCTGTACGGTGAGTTAGTAGCCGAAAATAGCGACTTTGCTTTGTATAAAAACGATGGTAATTATATCGCTGTTAAAAAGGATGCCTCTGCAAGGTTAGAAAACTTGGCAGGATTAAATGGAATAACGGGTGCTACGTTAACGGTAAAAGATGGCACCTCTTTGGGCGTTGGTAAAACAGCTTTTGATGAAAATGCAATAAAAACATTAGGACAACATTTTACTTCCGTGGATTTGTCTGCTATCCCTATATCCAATAGTGGTGTAATTAGTGCAGTAAGCGGATTTAACGAATTTAACTTGAAATATACAACTAGAAGTTTAAATGGTACTGTAAAAGAAATAGTTATTAAACCCAATACGGGATATGCTTTCAATTATAATACCGGTATACTAGCACCAATGGTAGACTTGGTTAAAACAGGCGATAATGAGTTTACGTTGACAATTAACACTAGAAATAGAGTTGACTTCCCAGACCTTGACAAATACACCATTTTAAATGGGGTAACGGGTGCTACACTTATTATTGATGGTAGCGGTAGATTTACTAATATTGAAGAAAATATAACAAACAGTATCTTTAACCACTTTAGTAACTTGACAATTAATGACCCACGTGCTGACCTTACGGTTAAAGTTAAGCAAGGTGAAACTAGGGTTATAAATGTAAAAGGTAAGAAGTCTGACGGCTATTATGCTACAAGCCGCTTGTATGACAATAGAAGTGAAGGAGGTTTCGGCTCTTTTGATTATGGTGATGGCGGCTTCTATTTTGAAAGATTATAATGGCTAAACAAGTTGGCAAGGCAAAAAGAATAAGCGAGTTTGCTGTCAAGAGTTTGGTCGGAGGAATGAATATTGCTACAGACCCTATGGACCTCAAAGAAACCGAAGCTAGGGCTATAGAGAACATGGAGTTTGACGCAGAAGGTAGTGAGTTAAAAACTAGAAGAGGGGTCGGGAAACCCCTCTTCACCTTCCCCTCTGATATTTCTTATATTTGGTATGACTATGAGTTAAACTTATATTTAGTATTCCTAAAAGATAAATCAGTCTACAGATACGAGCCAAACAAACAGCCTATCTTGCTTGGCAAGCTGAACGGCGACACAACTTCACAGCCTTGCGTGTGTCGATTTGGAACAAAAATCCTAATAGCTTCAAACAAAACCCTACAAATCTACGAATATAGTGGGAGTACTTTACAGACCAGTGAAAAATATCCAGTTTGCGATTATGTTACAGAACGTTTCTCAAGAGTCCTCGTTTCTCAAAGTTCGACGAATAATATTAAGTATTCCGCTATCGGGGACCCCACTAATTGGGAACAAGATAGTAATGACGCTTCATCTGCCAAGGACTTGGACGTAGGTGATATTTCCGGAATTAAGGGTATCTATCCTCTTTCTACAGACCTTGTCGTATTCAAAGATAATGGCAATGTATATCGTGTAGCTAACGAGCCGGAAGATTGGAACGTTACCTTAGTAGGTCAAAACTCTGACTTTATTAATAATGACGCTATGACAAACTTGGGTAAAGATGTATGTTACTTATCAAGAACGGGGTTACGGTTGGTATCGGCTACGGAGATATATGGCAACTATACCAATGCGGAAATAGGCGAGAAATGTAATCCGGCTATCGCTAAAATGAACTATGCCCCTTGGGTGACTAAGTTAGATAGAACGGACCAGTTACTCATCAATCCTAATTCAGGTAGTGTTGTGTGGGTATATCACTACAGACTGGGAGCATTCACTAAGTGGATTTTCCCATCTAATGTAAACTCCGTAGCAGAAGGCAAGGAAATGGTACTCCTTGGTATGGATAACAAACTGTATTCATTGTCTACGGAAAATGATAATGATGAAGGTAAGGTTATCCATCAAAAGATTGTATCGAAAGAGAAGAAAGATATATTCATTCTCACCTTGTATCGCTCCGTATTGGAACTTACGGCAGATAAAGCCGGCAGTGCTAAACTTACTTGTAACGGAGTGTCTTGGAATTGGGATTGGACAGCAGAAAAGCAAAAAGAAGAATTTAAAACACAGATACGAGATGATACGATTGTATTAACTTTTGAAACTGACAGTGTTATTACATGGCGATACTGGGACGCTATTCTTGTTCAGTCTTACGTAGCTATGACCTCAGTTCCTTCTAGCGGTGGAGGAGGAAAAGGTTGGGGAAGTGGCAAGAAAAAGAAATGGGGACAAGGTAATTTTGCCGGACCATCGTCATCAGGAGGAGGTAGCCCTTACGGTTAATAACGAAACGATTGTAAGTAAGATTATAGAATATGAAAGAAAGTTGGGAACGCCATTTTTTGAAGATTGGGATATCCACAGATACCCATTGTATATCATCATGGAAGATGGCTCTATTTCCACTTACGGCGTAGAAGGCAATTATATTATGATTGGTCCTACGTCAGGTAACTTTAAACCTTTTGAGAAAATCTATAAGCACATAGCACGAATAACAGGGGCGAAAGGATTAAGAACTTACACTTCAAGAAATCCAAAAGCATATGCCCGTATGAGTGGGGCTAAACTCATTCATACAATTCCGTATGCTGACGGTAGTGTGAAGTACGAATTTGAATGGGAGGTAGACAATGGGCGGTCATAGTACAACCACAATGCAACAAAGACCTCTAAGCGATGAAGAAAAAGCCTTATATGCTAGACAATTAGCGTACATGCAAGAGGTTTCTCCTTATATCACCCAGTTATTAAACAAGGGTGGAGAACAGTTGAACATGGTTTATAACCCCGACTGGAAAGGGTTAATAGATACATATTCTACTAACATTAACGATATTATGAAACGTCAAGAAGGATTGCTGAATGGAGAAGTTCCACAGCAGTTCCAAGACGCTAAAAAAACCTACTACGACAACTTGTATAAGAATACAATGGGTAAGGGTATGCAGGCTATGGCGAACAGTGGGGTTATTAATTCTTCACGGTTTAACACTGCCGCTAAGGATTGGCAGAACACGATGGCTAATCAGATGTCTAAAGACTATACCAATGATATTAATACAGTTGGCAACCTCTTAAATCAAAGAGAATCTTGGTTGCAGAATGGCTTACAGGCAAATGCACAAGCCGGTGACGCTAGCGTTTCTAATGCCATGAAATACTTTGGCGGTGCTAGTGGTTTGCAAAGCGGTAACACGCAAGCCCTTCAAAATATTTCTCAAAACGAAAACGGACGTACTTATACGGTCACTAAGCAGAAGCAAGGCTTGGGAAGTGTTCTTAGCGGTATAGCTTCTGTAGGCAGTTTATTTGTGTAGGGGGTATCTATGTATAACATAAACGTAAAAGATGATAACGACTGGGGATATGCATTAGGTCAAATCCTTGGTAGAATCGGTGCTAAGATGTACGACAGCAACATGAACAGACAGGCGTACAAAAATGACCAACAGGTATTAGCAGACGCAGGTACCGATGACCTTCGAAGCCAATACAAAACAGCTGATAACCAGTTGAGCAACTATGTAAAGGCGAACGACAAAATTACAAACGACTTCAAGGAGCAAGCGGATAAATATAACGCAGCCACGTCTGACAATGACAAGGCAGCTATTGCGGCTAAGTTAAATCAGATGGGAGCAGCTATTGATACAGCTTTTGACCCTAATAATAACCAAGCGTGGACTCAGGCTCTTTCTTTGGCACAGCAGAATAAGGGGGATAATCAGACAGACTTAGAGCCTTATACCAAAAATCTCTCCGACCTTCGTGATAAAATGAACCTTTCGGAAGATTACGCCAATGCCATGAAGGGTACTAAGGTTTCTGACGGCACGTTCCAACGCTACAAAGATTATATGAATAAGCCGACTGTCGCTCCTCAACCTACGCAGAATTTAGCACAACCACAGTACGACTTTTCTCAGTTACAGTTAGGGCAGAACAACCAGTTACCTAGATATGTAAACTTGTTCGGACAGTAAGGGGTGATGAATATTGGCAAATCCGGCATTAGTCAAAGCGTTTCTGAACGCTATTGGTGATAAAGAGTCCGGTGGTGACTATAACGCTTATAACGGTGATGGCAATGCTCGTGGTAAGTATCAGTTCCAACCGGCAACTTACGAATCCGCAGCACAAGCCGCAGGATTAGATGGTTCTGACTGGTCCCCTGAAAACCAAGAAAACGTAGCCTTTCATTACGCCAATGATGTATTAGACCAGAACAACGGCGATGTAAGGCGAGCCGCTTCTGTATGGTATAGTGGCGACCCAAACTTAGCGGACGACACCTCTTCCCAAGGCGAATATCCTACCATTAAGGCATACGCAGATGATATAGCTAAACGTATTGCCGATGGTGGAACCGGCTTTGATTTTACAGCTAAGGACGCAAAAGGGAATCCATTCTTTAGTATGCGTGCTAACGTAAGAACGTCTGATACCAAAGAGCCATTAGACCAAGCGTCTATTGCTAGTATTTTAGGTAAATCAGGACCTTCTAAGGCTGATGACCAGTATCAACGTTTTCTCTATAGTCCTCACTATGACCAAGAAGCCTTGCGTTACGGTAGTGATGTAGGAAAGAGAATGAAACCGTTCCTTGATAGCTTACAGGCTACTTACAACGCTAAAAAGGACTCTGATATTGACGCAGCTAACGCAGCCATTAAAAAGCAACAAATCATGGGTATGTTAGGGTTAATCCGCAACTCAAACAATGTGGATAACAGACGTGCCTATGCAGACCTTGCTAAGAACTTGTTGGGGGCTTCTCTTAATGACGGAGCAGACCAATTTGTAACCGGTGGACAACTCTTAGATAGTCAAATCAAAATGAACAACGATGAACGTAACTTCAACGAAAAGAAACGTGAATTTGACTCTACGATGGCAATGAAACAAAAAGAATTAGAGTTGGCACAACAAAAAGCTGCTAACGCTGCTAGTGGTGGCGGAGGAGGAAGTTCCCGTGGCGGTGGCGGTTCGGGCATTGGAAACTCCGAATTAGAACTTATGAAGATGAGTGATAATTATGCAGCAAATCACCCCGGTGAATACAATCCGTATGAAAGAGCCGCAAATGCCGTTATGGATAAAATCAACTATACCACAGGTGCTACAGCCCAAGCAGACCCGTCCACTTATGAAGGTGGTATGTCACTGGCAACGCAAATACTTGAAGCCAATGCTGCCTTAGCAGGCAAGCCGGGGTGGCGTAGTGCTGATGAAATAATGCCTATGGTAGATGGTGTGTTGGCACAAAGTGGCAACTCCATAACCGACCATCAAAGACAAACAATGCTTGGTACATATTTCTAAACACAGAAAGGACAGGGGTAATATTTGAGTATTTATGATTTAATGGATAGAATGGGTGGGGGTAGAGATATTATTGCCCCTAACCCTTCTGATGATGAACAGCAGGGGTTTTTAAGTTCGTTCGGTAATAGCTTAGCCGGAGGTTTTGGTTCTGCATTAAGTGGTGTTGGTAGATGGCTGGAACAAGCTGGCATTGAAGATGAAGAGAAGTATAGAGGACTTTTTGAAGAAGCTGGACTCCCAACGTACCAAAAGACTTATAGTCCCGAACGGGCTATTGGTGAAGTAACACATGATAGTGGACAATACTTAGCAGACAACTTTAAAGTAAATAATAAGGTTTCCATGCAAGACGTTGGGGTATTGAATTACCTCGCCTCTCCCGGCGGTGCCGTTTCGGACGTTGGTGGTTTGGTTGGTTCGGCAGCCGCTTTGATGGGTGCAGCAGTTGTAACAAAAAACCCACTTGTACTTGCAGGTATTGGTGCGGCATGGGACTCTGCTAGTGAAGCAGGGAACACCTATGATGAAGCTATTGCTAGAGGTTTATCATCAGAAGAAGCAAGCAGGGCTATGCACCAAGACTTTAATGATAACGTAGGGTTATCTATAGCACAAAACGCATTAACCGTAGGCATGGCAGGCAGAGCCATTAAAGGCGTTAGCGGAGTTTTCGGTAAAGTTGGTACGGAAGCGGCAGAAGATGTCGCAGAAAGTACAGGTAAAGGTTTATTAGGCTCGCTTGCAGAAGCTGGCGGTAAGGTAGCTTCATTTGGTGAAGGTAATTTTACCGGTAGATTAGCTAAAGGCTTAGGCGGTTCTACGGCAGAAGCCTACACAGAAGGGTTACAGCAAGAGTTTCAAGACTCCGCTATCGAAGATAGAGATATTAACTTTGCTCCTACTGCATTTTCTAAGGAGGGTATTGACCAAGGTATTGGTGCCTTTGTGGGTACATTGCCGATGGCTCTTCTCGGTTCTATTGGCGGACGTAGAGGTCATAAGGGTACCACAAACGTGGAAGAAGCAATTAATAATGCCCCTGAAACGGTGGAAGCAATGCCTGAAAGCACCGTTGAAGCAACTCCTAACACCGCAGAAAATATTCCCAACGTAAAACCTGAACCCAACCTTATAGAAGATGAAGTTAATCTCGATGATGGCGTGACGATTAATACCCCTCTTGACAATCTTGATGGTACGGAAGCTGTTACCCCACAAGAAAACCCTCAAGAAACTAGTTATATCCATAATACAGCCCCTCTTGATGGGGACGCTATGTCAAATGTAGATTTCCGTGTTGATAACCCGTCTGAAATGGACGTGGCTGAACGTAAACACTATTCTGATGTTGACAATTTTCCTCAACGTCAAGGGTGGACTAATGAAATTCTGTCTAACGCTAAAGATGTTCTTGGCTATGACCCAATGGAACTTGAAAGCAAAATGACAAAAGGTCAAACAAAGGACTTAGCTAGGGCTATTGTTCAGAATGATGATATTCCCATTAACAATGAACGGGTAGCTTACGATGTAGCTAAAACAATCGCTAATCGTGTAGACGATAATATTAAAAGAAAACAAGCTACTGATATTTACAACAAAGCACAGGAAATAGGGTATGAATTATCAGATGGAGATACAAAACACCTCACTGACGCTTTCCCTGATAGAAATCATGTTAGAGATATTGGCAAGAGTGTAAACGAGTTTGCTAAGGGTGTAGAAAAGGAAAATAAACAAAAAATCTCAGACCAACTTGATAGTGTGGCAAAAGATATAGAAGATAAAGGTGTGGATAGCCAGTTCTATAAAGCTACAAGCGATAACGAAGAGGTTGTCAATGCCCTCAAAGAAAAAGGTATTGATATTTCCAATCCCAAGGTTTTCTCAGTTATTAACAAGGCTAGTGAATTGGTACAGCGGAAGGTACGCAAGAATAATATAGATTTTGTGAAAACAGCTAAAGAAAGTATTAAGAAAGATAAAGAGAATAGTCCTTACTATATGACTGGCGAAACACTTGACACTATGAATGATAAGGAGATAGCTAAAAGAATAGAAAAAACATTAGACCCTACTTCTATCAAGAAGATTTACAATTACTCCCGTTTTCACGATAATTCAAGCAAATCTCCGATGGGAAGAGATTTAAAAACAGTAAGAGAGTTTAATAGAAGGAATGATAACATGGGGGTTCATATTGACGAAAAACTGGTAAACTCTACGATTGACCCCAAAGAGCGTGCAGCAATTATTAAGACCGCCGTTGACGAAAGAAATACACGTAACAACGTCGCTAAAAACGATAGTAATAAGTATGGGATAGCGGAAAGAAGAAGAGTTATAAAAGAAAATTACGCCCAAGATAAAATATTTGCAGAAGGTATTGCTAAATATATAAATGACAAAAAACTTTCTGCTAAGGTAAAAGCTAATGTTAGAGAAATGCTTAAAGGATTGGAAGATTACAAGCCTTCAAACCTTGATAAGATTGTGGAACAGTTCCCCGAAGGCATAAGGGATAAGGTTAAAAGGGGTATTGTGAAATACGCTAATAAGCGACTAGACACCTTTGCAGACGCAAAAACCCACGTGGAAGATATAGAACGTTCTATCAACACTCCAGAAGAACCCGTTAAGAAAGCAGCTAAGACACCTAAACGCAAGGCAGAACCAGTAATAAAAGAAAAGGTAGAAAAAGACAATCTTAGTAAAAACGATAGGCTCTACAAGGGCGATGAAAAGTTCTTATCTTACGAACATGATACGGAAGATGGCAAACCTAGAATTACAATAGGTGAGGGTGGAGGATTACAATCAAACAGAATTAAAGTAAAGATAGGTAAACTAGAAGGAATTAATAAAGAGTCTAGTCAGAGCGAAATAGCAGACAGGGTAGATGATTATTTATTTGATAACGGGTTAGATAAGTATACTGTAGACGATATGAGAACAAACCCCGTAAAAGTCAACGACGATGGCACTGTTTCCGCTAATTTGAGGTTGGCGTTTTATGAAGATGACCCTAATAAAGATAACTTTATATTAGGGAAAGACTCGGAGAAGAAAGATGAAGGAGAACAAGAAATTAAAACCCTTCATCTTTCTAAAGAATTATTGCCGTACCTTGATAAATCCGTTATCAACTATATTAAGAAGAACAATATCCAAGTAAAAACAGAAGGAGGAAAGGTTGTAAATGGGGAACTGGAAAAGAACGGAAAGGGAAAGGGAATCAGTGATAGTGCTAGAGCGAGTGTCGAAGCTAAACCAAAGGAAGAAACTAAAGCTGAAACACGAACTGCACAAAAGAAGTCTGATAACGTGGCGAGCAATGGTACAAAAGAATCTAGTGCCGTAGAAAAGGAGAAACCGAATGATAAACAAAAACAGACCGTGGATATGGGAAACACCAACACCAAAGTCAGTGGAGAATCTAAAGCCAAAGCCGATGACGGAGGAAGAGGAAAACGAGTTTCAAAAGACGATGGAGCAATTCGTCAAAGAAACTCCGCAGACGTAGTTCCTACTGTAGGTAAAAAGAAATTAAAGGGTTATGAATCCTTATATTCTATTCCTATAACCGGCAATAAGGCATTTGCTTCTAAGGAAACGTATGTAAAACAATTCTCCGGATTTACAGATAAAGCTGCTAAAAAGGTTGGCGATTTCTTTAACGGATTAGGAACGGCTATCAAGCAGGGAGAACAAAAAGAAGAAGGTAAGGTCGCTAGTGTCAACGCTAGAACCGGTGCGATTACCCTCTTTGAAAATCCTGATAACATTAACTATGCCGTAAACCATGAAATGGTACACCAAGCGTTAGGGATTGTCAACGGTAACTTCAAGAGTTTGTTATCCGATGGGGAATTAAAATCCACTTTCACCACACCGCAGAAGAGAAAATTCTTGGATATTCTAACAAAGAATAATGAAGTAGCTATCACCAAAGAGTTCTTGAATAATATGCCCGAAGAAGAAAAGAGTATCGTGAATGACGCCATGAAAGAATTAGTGGAA